CTGATTATCTACATGGATAACGGGTCAGAGGTTCATCTGATTGGTTTGGACAAGCCGGAGCGCATTGAGGGAATTCTCTGGACTGGCGGCGTCATTGACGAGATTGCAGACGTCAAGCCTGACGCATGGGAAGCGAACATCCGGCCCGCACTGGATACGTTCAACCCGACGCGCCCGGAATATCGCGCATGGTGTTGGCTGATTGGCGTTCCTGATGGCCTTAACCATTATTACGACATGGCTAAGTATGCTGAAACGGCCAATGATCCGGAGTGGAAGTGTTACCACTGGAAAAGCTCTGAAATTCTTCCTGCCGAGACTATTGCTGCTGCCAAGCGGCATATGTCAATGCGGCAATACAAGCAGGAATACGAAGCCGATTTCGTTGGTGCAACTGGGCGGATTTATGAAGACTACAGCACTGACAACCACACCGATGCAGTAATCGAGCCGCACGAACAACTGCTATGGATGCATGACCAGAACTTTACGCCGCTATCGTCTGCGGTAGGCGTTCGGCGCAATGATGGCATGTCGCTGCTGCTGCTTGATGAAATCGTATTGACCAGCGCCGTATCGAAGCAGTCGGCCATAGAGTTCGTCGATAAGTTCAAAGACCATCAGAACAAGCATGTGTTGATCTATGGCGACCCGGCAGGGCAAGCTGGCGAGAAGCACGGACACGCGAGCGACTACGTTGATATTGAGTCGGTTCTAAAGGCGAATGGTTGGACATTCACGCGCAAGGTAAAGCCGGCGCATCCATCTATCAAGGATAGACAGAACTCGGTCAGGGCGATGATCTGCACGGCAGATGGAAACAGACGGTTATTCGTCAATCCAGTGACTGCCAAATGGTGCGACAAAGGACTATCAACCGTTCAGCTTCAGGAAGGATCAACCTTTCAGGAAGACCAACGGAACAAGTATCAGCACATTACGACTGCCATCGGTTACTGCATTGATGTCGAATGGCCGGTCATAAAACGTATTGCGACCATTCAGCCACTACGCGTTTAACGCGAATAAACACAACTAACCCGCTTCGGCGGGTTTTTTCATTTCAGGGCCAATATGAATAATTCAGTACGCGAACAATCTGCCTCGGTTGTGGCACAAAGTCGCCATTGGCCTTTGATTACCGCATTGCTTGGTGGCACGGCGACGATGCGCGAAGCGGGCGAAACCTTCCTGCCGAAATGGCCGAACGAGGAACAGGATAGCTATAACACACGCATTGCTATTGCCACGCTGTATCCGGCGTTCTCGCGTACTGCTGAAGTCCTGGCGTCCAAGCCATTCAGCAAGCCCGTAGCGTTGCAGGAAGACGTGCCACCGCGCATTGCCGAGTGGATGCAGGATTGCGACCTACAAGGCCATAACCTGCATGTATTCAGTTCGCAACTATTGCGCGACTGTATCGACTATGGGGTTTCCGGTGTATTGGTCGATTATCCGCCGGCCAATGGCATCAAAACGCAGGCTGACGAGAAGGCTACCGGAGTTCGTCCGTACTTCACCCGTTACGCTCCGGGTACGGTTCTAGGCTGGCGCACTGAGCGCATCTCCGGCGCTGAAAGGCTGATTCAGGTTCGTTTGCTTGAAACCGTCACTGAATATGTCGGCGACTTTGGCGAGCAGTCTGTTGAACAAGTGCGCGTTCTATTGCGTGGTCAGTGGCAGGTATGGCGCAAGTCTGATAAGGAAGAATGGTTCCTGTTTGACGAAGGCACGACGACGATCAACGAAATCCCGTTCGTCTTCTTCTACGGAATTCGCAAATCGACCGGCGTAGGTGAGGCGCCGCTGATTGAACTGGCCTACCAAAATATCGAGCACTGGCAATCGTGCAGCGACCAGCAAACAATCCTCCACGTCGCGCGCGTCCCAATTCTTGCCATCATCGGCGCCGACACTGACACGCAAATTACCGTAGGGGCAAAGAACGCTGTAAAGATTCCCCAGGGCGGATCAATGTCTTTTGTCGAACACTCCGGCGCAGCCATCGGAGCCGGGCGGCAATCCATCCTTGACCTTGAAGAGCGCATGCGGCAGACGGGCGCTGAGTTGCTCGTGCTGAAGCCGGGCGACGTAACCGCAACCCAAGTCCAATCAGAGAACGAGGCGAACCGCTGCGCACTTCAGCGCATCGTTGAGGACTTCGAGGACTCGCTAGACCAGTGCCTGCAATTCATGGCGATGTGGGTCAATGAGCCGGAAGGCGGGCATGTAACGCTGTTCAAGGACTTTGGCGCGGCCAATCTTGCTGAAGCCTCTGCCGAATTGCTGCTCAAGTCGAATCAGGCCGGCAAGTTGTCCGACGAAACATACTTCGGCGAACTGAAGCGCCGTGGAATCGTCACACCAGATGCGACATGGGAAGACGAGCAGGAAAAGATTGCCGAGCAAGGGCCGGCACTTGGAACGATGAGCGAAGGCGATCCGGTCATTGATCCGGCGCCGATTGATCCAGTTGAACCTGTTGAACAGCAGACGCTTGATCTATCGCCAGTTCTCGACGCCATCGCCGCAATCGAGAAGCCGGAACCGTCCGACGATAGCGAACTGAAAGCATCCATTGCTTCCCTGTCTCAGCAGGTTGCTGACCTTTCCGCGCAAGTAGCCGAACCGCAGACGGCAGAGCTAGACCTGTCTCCGGTCAATGATGCTATCGCTGCACTGGCTGAGAAGGTCGCGCAACTCGAAACCAAGGAAGAACCAGACGACGCCGACGAAGTGCGGCAAATCGTCTCGGAATCCATCGCGCCATTGCTCGCCAAGATTGCCGAACTGAGCGCCAAGCCTGAAGCCAAGGAACCTGACCTTGAGGCGCTGCGCAACAACATCATGCGCGATGTGACGGGAATCGTCACTCAGATGCAGCAGATAAATCAGCCGCAGCCGATTGTCATCCTTGACCAGCAAACAGGCCAAGTGAAGAAGCAGATCACAATCAAGCGTGACGCCGAAAACAACATCATCGGCGCCGAAATGACGCCACAGACACTTAACTAGACTGGTGCCTTATGAGCGACAACGAACTAATGGGAATCATCCTGCAACGCCTGAACAAACAGGATTTAACGCTAGACGAGATCAAGGGCAATCAGTCCGAACTCAAGGGCAAACTCGACACGCACATGATGATGGAAGCCGAGGTGAAGCCTTCCATTGATGAGCTTATCGCCGTGCTGAATGGCTCAAAAATCATTGGTCGATTGGTCATATGGGCCTGCTCATTCATCGGCATGGTATGGGCCGTGATTGCATGGGCTAGGGATCACGTCAAGCTGTGAAACTCTCAATAAAAGACGGCGTGTTCTACGTCGATAACGTATTTCTCTGCTACTGCGAGGCCGGCAATGGACGCGACGATTTACAACTTACAAGATGCGAGGTCAGCACGCAATATAGCGCGGCTCACAAGCAAGAGCTTCCTCACGCCTTCGGGCTTGGCTGGATTGGCCCAGCAGCAAGCCTTGATGTACCTGAGTGTGACATCGTTCTTGGTTCAGTACGTGCGCGCCAGTCTCTCGTTCCATGCGCAAGTTATGTCGGCAGGCTTTTGGCAATGCTCGAAGTCGCCGAAGTCGCCGGAAAAACCAACGAACTGGTTGTGAGCAATTGATATTGGAGCTGATGAAATGACGCTATTACCAGATTGGAAACAAATCATCCGCAAGGCATGGTCGGTCAAGTTCATGGTTCTCGCTGCGCTGCTATCAGGCTGCGAGGCTGCGGTGTCAATCCTTCAGCCGGCCATCGCCGAATCACTACCGCCAGGCGTCTTTGCATCATTGGCCGGATTGGTGACGGCTGGCGCCTTGGTTGCTCGCGTATTAGCGCAGACGGAAGCAACGCCGGAAGTAGCAGATGCAAGCCCTGAAAAGTAAGGCAGTCAAGGGCGCTGGCGCAATCGCCATTGCTACGGCGCTGGTCGCTGCTGCTGAAGGCTTGGTTACTTCAACCTATCCCGATGTAGGCGGCGTGCCTACCTATTGTTACGGAGAAACAAATGGCGCCGAATGGGGAAAGACCTACACGAAAGAACAGTGCGATGAAAAACTGGCTGCGCGATTGGTTGAATTCAACGAAGGTGTTAATTCATGCGTTTCTGCTGAACTGCCTGACACGCGCCGCGCTGCTCTGGTATCTCTTTCGTACAACATCGGCGTCTCGGCATTCTGTAAATCGACCGTCGTCAGAAAGCTGAACGCAGGCGATGTGCAAGGCGGGTGCGATGCCATTCTCATGTGGAACAAGGTCAATGGCGTTGTATGGCGTGGCCTGACAAATCGCAGACAGAAGGAGCGTGCGCTATGTTTGGCCTGAATCCAGTCGCTCTCTACGCCATCGCCTTTCTCGTATTCACCAACCTATTCACATTTGCCGGATGGCGCCTGGCAAACCACGAAGCTGACAAGCAAGAGCGCCGCGCCATTGTGTCCGAGGAAAAGCTGAATCTGTTCGCAGAACAGGTACGAATCGAAGGCGAAAAGCAGACCAGGCGCACGGCGGAAATAATCGCCAAAGGAAAGCAGATCACTGAGGACATGAGCCATGAATATGCAAAGAATCTTGATCGCCTGCGTGCTGATTATCAGCGGTTGCGCAAGCAATACGCAGCTAGTGCCGGTAGCGTCTCCGTGCCCGCCGTTTCCGACTCCGCCAAAAGCATTGATGCAATCCCCGCCGACTGCTTACCTCTTGCAGCAGATGCAGCAGAAACAACCCTGACGCTCGTTACGCTTCAGGAATGGATAACTGAGCAACAACACATTACGAAGGAATAAACATGTCCGCATCTAACGCAACTGAAAACGACGTTCTGAAAATGATTTGCCAAGGAACCGATCCAGCTTGGAGAGCTTCTGCAAATGGATATTGGGCGCTATTTACGGCTGACCCAGGCGAAACAGGGTCATTGGCCGCTGAGTGTAATTACACCGGCTATGCCCGCGTCGCACAAACCAAGTCGTCGGCATGGACTGATGGAGGTTCGTCTTTCAGCAATGCCGCATTGGTTCAATGGCCGCAATGTACCGGCGGGTCGAATGATGCAACGCATTTCGCTTGGGTTTCTTCTTCTTCTGGGGCTACTGCCTACATGGTGTCAGGTGCATTGTCTGCAACGTTGTCAATCTCCAACGGCATCCAGCCGCAAGCTACCGCTGGCGCGCTTCAGATAACCGCCGACTAATCGTGGGATTTCGTAACGTCGCGCAATGGGCCAATGCTCCTGATTCTGGACGTTGGCACCTGACTACCTTCCGCAAGGCAGTAGCCAGCGCGGCGACGGTCGCCAACGACTTCATCGACTACACCTATTTTGCCGGCAATCCGCCCGCCAATTTCTACGCCTCTGCACCGCTTGATGCAGCAGTCGTAGAGTCCATTCGTGGAATCCACGTTCCGCAGGTTGCCAGCCAGTTCCTGAAGCGCATCACCGTCATGTCGGCAGCGGCATCTGCGACCGGAACCACGAACCAGAATCAGCGGCTGCTGCTAGCCGATTACCTGCTTTATTACCCGTTTGTCGATACCGACGCAGTAGGCGAACAGCAGGACATGGTTCAGTCAGCAGCATTACCGCGCTATGTCACTGGTGGGCAAATCATGGCCGTGGCGCAGTCAGCCTCTTCGACGGTCGGTACTTTTACCGTAAGTTACACCAACCAGGACGGCGTAGCAGGACGCACATCGCAGGCGACCTATACCAAGGTCGTCGCCGGAGGCGGAACATTGGTCAGCAGTACCAACGCAGCAGTAACGGGGTCGCAGCCGTTTGTGCAATTGCAGGCCGGCGACACGAGCGCCGTATCTATCGAGTCGGTCAATTTTTCCGCTGCTGGCGGCGGGCTGATGGCACTGGTCATCGTCAAGCCGCTTTACCACTTCTACAGCACGCAGGAATGCCGACGCACTACTTCAGGCAACCTCGAAAGCTATGGCGCGGCCTCGCAGTTTGAAACCGTGCTGCACGGCCCGCCTGTTGAAATCAAGCTTGGCGCGGTGCTTGGAATAATCGGACTCGGCAACGCTGGTTCGCTCGCATCGTCGGTATTGACCGGCATCATCGAAACAACCTGGAGCTAAAAGCATGGGATGGTCAGGCAAACCGTCGTTTTTTACAATGCTTGATTGCGCTAATCATAGACGGATTAACGTCAAATTGTTTCGCAAGGAACTTTCCAGGAACTCCAGCCTCAAGCGCGGCGCGAATGGTTTTAACTGCATGGTTAGGTATTTTGCTTTTCCAGTGGTCTTCTCCGACAACGTGCTGACCTCTATTAAGCGCATCCTGAGTGTTTTCTCTTTTGGTTCCTGGCGCAAGGTGAGCAGGATTAACGCATTTTTGGTTATCGCATGAATGTCTTATCAATAATCCGTTCGGAATTTTTCCTTCCGTTAGTTCGTATGCAACACGGTGTGCTCTCTCTGCTTTGCCGTCTATGCGAATTGACCCGTATCCGGTTTTCAAAAGTGCGCCTGTCCATATCCAGCATTCTCCAGATTTATCAACCTTCTCCCAAAACCTTTCAGCAAGCGGCCTGCGCTGCCACTTTGATTGAGCATATGCCCGGCACTTACGCGAACAATAGGATCGCTTCGATCTATGCGACGGTGGCGCGTAATACTCTGCTCCGCACTCCACGCAATAGCTTGGGGTTCCTTCCTTCTTCATCGCGGCCCTTTCTGGTTGCACCTGGTTAATAAAGGAATTATATCATGGGTTTCCAGAGTCAAGACGATCTAATCAATCAAATCACCACCAACGGCAAGATCGAACCTGTCGTTTATCAGAAAACCTCCGTTGCAGTCGGGCAGGCCGGCCACTGGCAGCACTTGCTGAACTCGGTCGGCAGTATTCCGGCGGCGACGTTTGGCGGGTCAGAGGCGACATTCACGGCCACCGACAACACTTGGTCAGAGGGCGCCATCGCCATCGGCGACCAGACGGCGCCGGCCACGAAGCATATTCTGAACATGGGTGCCGGCGTCGTGGCCGCAGCGGGTGCGCCGTGGTTCATCCTGCCGATTGATCTGGTCGGATACGCCAAGCTGACGACAACCAACGTCAGCACCACCGGCACCAAGACCATCACCATGACCCCGATCAGCAACACGGCAGCGAACGTGGATCGTTACCCGAACGGAGAAGGGCTGCGC